TATATGCTGGTAATGGATTATATGCTGGTAATGGATTATATGCTGGAAGAGGCTTATATGCTGGAGGAGCTATTAGAGGAATGGATGATTTAAGAGTGGCAACACTTGGTGATTTAGAAGCAAGACAAAGTAATCAAATGTCAATGAATAAAATGTTTGATGAGGTTAGGAGTGGTTATGTTAATAAAAAATATTGGAATGGATTAAGAGACCCTATTTCAAGAGGAAATGGTTTAGCCTCTTATATGCCTAATAATAACTTAGTCAAAGGAAGAGGACTAAATATTAACCAAGGTGGTTATACACATCCTGCAATGATGTCTCAACCAGATGCCGTTAATTATCACTTTAGAAATCAATACCCAGTAGAAGCCCTTTTGACAAAAATGTAAAATTTATATATAATAATATTGTGAAAATATAAGTCATAGTATATTAACCATTTACAGCTGTTTATTTTATTGATATATCATTATAGAATGATGTATTAACCATTTTAATTTTTTATGTGTATAAGTATATATGGTTTTTTATATTTTTTTATAGGAATGAAGAATTCATCATAGGTTGAAAAAATATTTTATTATTTTTACTATATTATTATACTTTTGAAAATTTATAGAAAATATAAAAAACTATAAAATGACTTATGATGAATTAACCATTTAAATGAAAAATATTTTTCATATATAAAATTATTGTATATAAATATATATTATTTAGTATATATTATTATAATGCTTACAGATTTACAGATAGAAGAATTGGCAAAAAGAATGAGTGTTCCATTAGAAGGGGTATATTTTAAGGATGAACTTCCTAAACCATTAAAATGTAATATGACATATATTATTAACTTACAAGATAGTATAACAGAGGAAGGAGATGAAAATGGAGGAACTCATTGGACTATGTTTCAAGTTAATAAAATTAAAGATAAATATCTTCCTTTTTATTTTGATAGTTTTGGAGCTCCACCACCAGAAGCAGTTAAAATGGCAATTAAAAAAGAGTTTAAAGCCCATACACCATATACAAAAAAAGATATACAATCACTTATGAATAACGCTTGTGGATACTATTGTTTAGCATTATCTCACTATATAAATAAATATAGCGGTAGAACTGGTGTTTTTTATGATGACATCGATGATTTTTTAGATATGTTTGATGACTTAAACACCTCCATAGATTGGAAGAAGAATGAATATATATTAAAGCAATTCTTTTTAGAGGAGGATAAGAATAAAAGAATGAATAATGATGTTTATGACAAATCATATGAGGATTATGAAAGAATAGTAGAAGAAGATGGAAAAAGGATAGATATTGATAAAATACCAGATGAATATATAAAGAAAAAATAAATAACATATATAAATGTATATTGAGTATATATACATATATGGAGGATAATAAAAAAGAGGAAGTTAAAGAGGAAGTTAAAGAAGTAAATAAAAGCAGATATACAGAAGCTCAAAAAAGAGCAATAAAAAAATATATCGCAAACAATAGAGAAAAAATAAATGAATATAGAAAAAAATATTATAAACATAAAAAAGAAACAGACCCTAATTTTTTAGAATATAAAAGAATTAAGAGCAAAGAATATTATAATAATAAGAAAAATAAAGGTGTTGAAGAGACTAAAGAGGATATTTAGATGTTTTTATTTTATTTAGTTTTTTATTTTTATAAACTAAATCCATTTTTTTTGTATTGTAATAATTAATATCATCTCTATGAACTGTAATAAAAAATCTATATACATATTTCATAATGTCATTTGTTCCGTCATTTGAATATACGGCAACTAACGCTAATTGTTTTTTAGTTAGCTTCCAAGTTTTAGACAATTGACGCAAAACCTTATTAAATCTTTGAATTTGTAATTTAGAAGCTTGTATTGTGTATTCTATTTCATCGTTGTTATCATTATAATAAATAATTTCTTCGTCGGGTTCGCATACACTATACATATTTCTATATACTATATAAAATATTTATTTTTTTAAATATATTTTTTTATATTTTTTTTATTTTTTTTTATTTAAAAAAATATTTATTTCTATAGTATATATATTATGGTTAATAAGGAAGAAAAATATAATATTATATTACAAAATTATTCTAATCCACAGAAGGTATTGGAGAAAGCAATCAGACAGTTTAATAATGATGATAATTTACAATTTGATATATCAACCCGTAAAAATAAAAAATATATGATACGGGGTGATTTTACAGACAATAAATGGGTTCATTTTGGAGAGTATGGTTATCAGGATTATACATATCATAATGATGATGGCAGGTTAAATAGATTTAGAAGTAGAAATAGGGATTGGGGGTATAGAAGTGCTAAATCACCAGCATTTTTATCATATGTTCTTTTATGGTAATTATATTCCTTAAAATGCTTAATTCATCATAAGTCATTTTATTATTTTTATATATTTATGTAAATTTATAAAAATACAATATATATACTAAAAAATAAAAATAAAAATCCAACCTATGATGAATTCTTCATTCCTATAAATTTTATATATAGTATATCATTAATATTTATATAATCATTCATACGCCTTATTTGATAAAGAAATCAATAAAGTAATGGCTTTTAAATGAATGTTAAGTAAATCTTTAATAAATTGATAGTTTAATACATAATACCCTTAATTAAAAATTTTTAATTAAGGGTATTATGTATTAAACTATGTATATTCTTAATAAAACGCTTAATTATGAGATAATAACCTTATTTAAATGTCATATTTTAACTAATTATTAACATTATAATGAATATCCGTATAAAATTGTTAAAATCACTAATTCATCATAGGTTAGTTTTTTATTTTTATTATATAGTATATATATTGTATTTTTATAAATTTACATAAATATATAAAAATAATAAAATGACTTATGATGAATTAAGCATTTTAAAGAATAGATGAAAAAATAATATAATCCTTATATAATCTCTTATCAAATAAATATAATTTTGACGCATAATTCTCACCTCCTGCACAATCTCTTTTATATTTCTTGTTTTCAATATCTTTTAATAGGGTTTTACGCGGTATTTTATATAATGTGTATTTATCCCCTTTAACTTCAAAAATAGCCCAATATTTTGCCGTAGATGTTGTAATTCCAGATGGTTTATCATAACATTCATATTCTATACATATATTACCATAAATATTAATTTGTTTATCGGATTTTACTTCATATGTTGATTGTGTCCCGTTTTTCTTATAAATTATAATGTCATATTCTTTAAAGTATCCTTCCATCTTTTTATATGATTTATGTTTGATATGATTGAGTAATAAATATTCATATCTTTCACCGTTTGCTAAATCTTCGTAAAATTTTGAACTCATAAAAATATAATATCTATATACTATATTTATAATTTATTTCTTAAGTAGATTTTTAATTATTAATTAATAATTAATTTAAATTCTTGCACCAGTGTAAAGGTCAATAGTAATTTCAGTTTCGTATTCAACAAAAACCCAGAGATAAATAGCTTGAGTTCCGCTATTGTTTCCACTAATATAAACAGATTTAGCAATGTTTTTCTCAACAGGAAGCATTCTTTCAACATTGACATAGTAATAGCAATAAGATTGTTGAAAAGCGTCAAATCCAATCAAACTAGAAGTTAAACCATCGGTCAAACCACCATTAACAGCGTTTTGTCCCATAAGTTGGTTATTAAATTCTTCAAAGTTGTATCTTTGCACATTGTGGAGGGCATTTTGTCCTCCAATTTGGACTTGAAGATTATTAAGATGAACCATAGGAGCAGTAGTACCAGAACCAGCGGGGTCATAAGGACTTGCGAATTGTTGTATTCCGTTATTGACAACTTCAGCAGTGTAAGGAATAATCAAAACAGATTTAATATTTCTCAAACCGTTTGTAATAGAAGCATTAAAAGTTCCAACATTCGCAACAATAGGATTTGTAATTTGATATTGATAAACATCAGTATAAACAATCTTTTTTGGAGATGAAGCTAAATAAGCTTCTTCAAAAGCAGGAGCAAAGCTATAAGCAGGAACATGCAAATAAATATTTCTTCCAACATTACCAACAGCCACACCAGGTTGGAGATTATTTAAACAAGTATCACCAACAGATAAAGAATAATGAGTATCATATTGTGCAGCAGGATATACACCTCCGGCATTAACATCCAATATAGGAACTGTTCTTGACGAAGAAATTAATAATGGTTGAACTCCTCCAGATGGAATATTAGTAGTATAACCCAAAACCAAATCAGCACCAGCACCTCTTGTAACAGTTGCAGAAGAGTTATTCAAAGTTAAAGTAATTTTCATAAATACACCTTTTAATAGAGGACACATATCAAAAAATGAACTCAAGTGTTTAAGATAAATTGTTGCTAATACAGAAACTTGATAAACACCAGCAACACCCAAAACAGGTCGTATGCTATTAGATACATTTGATTTCCAAATATTTCCTGCAGTTTGTCTTGACATACCAAATCCTTGATAGGCGGATGAAACACCATCCTCAACACCACCAGCTTCATTAAAAGTTATCCATTTAATTCTTTTTGTTAATCCAACATTTCCTCCAAGTCCATTAATTCCAAGAGCTCCAACAATAGGGTGAAAACGGTTGAAACTTCCAAGAGTTCCTGTTTCAACTTCCAATTGTGATACATCACAATTGCTAAAGCGAGGTGCAACAGTAGAAACAGCTGCTGCATCATAAGTCCAAGAACCTGCTGTGTCAGGATAAAATCCAATAGTAGCACCTTGTGTAATAATATCGTTGTAAGATAAAGAAGTAAGAAGTTTAAATGCGTTCCACATATTGATAAATGGTGTTTGTTGGATAATAGTAGAACCGTTATAATCAACAGACATAGAGTGGATGATAGAACCAAACCAATTTTTCAATCCAATAACACCATTGCTAATATTAACACCGTTTCCGTTAGCAGCGGGCATCGACATAGTTAGAAGAAGAGGAACAGATAAATAAGCCTCTCTATAACTCATCCATTTGTTTCCGTTTGCTATTTGACTAGTGTCAATAACAGATTGATTAGATTGATAATTACCGTTCATATTATCCATAATTGTTAGCCAATCCTTTCTAATAAAGATATTAGGGCTTCCTTCGGTTTCTTGAGTAAGGTCATAAACTAATTTGTCGCTCATATTAATATATTAATATATATATATAAATATATTGTTTTTATATTGTTTTTATAATGTTTTTTTAATATTAAAAATTATTTAAATATCTAATACTATATTTTTTTTTCTTTGTATTCCAACTTTACTCAAGGATGTTCCAATTTTATCAGCTAATCCTTTGCCTTCTTTTTGAATATTTAAAATATTATTATCTCTCAATTTATGTCCCGTTGTTCTTTCATAATCTTCAGCGCTGGTATAAGTATTAAATCGTCCCATTCCACCATCCAATAATACAGCCCCAACGCCACTGCCATTAACCCTTTTTGTTAGTGTATTCATCGTAGTAGATGAATGCGGTAGTTTAACTATAGTACTTCTCATATTTATAATATATATATATATATAAATTATAATTTTATAGTGTTTCTTTTATTTTTGTTTCTTTAGTCATAATGGTTTTATATTGAATTAAGCTTTTTTGAATGTTTTCTAAAACCTTAATTTTTTGTTCTTTATGAGTGTTTGAAGTAGTTGAAATTTCGTTAAACAAAATATTTCTATCTTCATTTAACATTACTAATAATTCGTTGATTTTTTGTGTTTCTAATCTTAACATTATAGATAATTATATATACTATTTATTTTTTTAAACTATAATTATTTTTATAGGTTTTATAGAATTTAATTTTGCCCCATATTCTTCTATTAATTCACTTTCTCTTTTCAATCCTTCACCCTTACAACTAAAATTATTTGTTTCAATAATTTCCATTTTAAATGTATCCCACCCACCCATACTTCTAATGTATTTATACAATTTTATATTATACTTCTTACTTCGTTTATTTGTTGAATTTTTTTTATGACTAAATTTTCGTTGATTAAAATTTGTAGTTGAACCTATATAAACCATATCTTCGCGCCCTTCTTGATATATTTTGTATATTATAAAATTGTCATATTTATTTGTCATATTTTCTATTACTATATATAGTATGTTTAACTTGTTTCTTCTTAAAACCAGTATATTTTTTATCATAACTATATTTATAGGATTTATCAAACAATAAATTTGTAATCCATAACTCTTCTAAAATAACCATTATATAGGCTTTATTCTTCATTATACAATTTTTATGTAAGTATTCATATATATTCATATTAGGTGTTAAATAAAAATCATTATTTGTAGATATATATGGAGGGTCTAAAATGATTAAATTTTTTTTATTATCTTTATATTTTTCATAACATTCAACACCATCCATATTTGTAAATGTTATTTTCCCATTTTTAAAAAAATCAATTATAGGACATTTTAATAAATCTATATGTGTTATTTTTTTATTTGTAGGATACATAAATGGTCTAATGTAATACACCTTATTTCCAATAATCCAATTTTTTAAATCATCTTTTTTTATTATTTCATTATATTTTTCTTTTGGATTTTCATTGGTTGTAATTATATCAATAATGTTATTTATATCCGTTTGTAATTGTTCTAATCCATTATTTTTTATTATATCAAACATTTCTTTCAAATATTTATTATTATCGTTAAATACATAGTTTAATTCAGGTTTTTTTGTGTATATATAATAACTAATAGCACAAGAACCGCAAAAGGGTTCAATCACTGTATCTATTTTATTAAAATTTATTTTATTATAGATTTCTTCAACTTCTTCTCTTTTATTACCAGCATAAGGAATATAAAAATGATTTTTCATTATATAGTATATATAAATATACTATATATTTATGTATATATAATTACACAATTCTATAAAATATTTCGTCTTTGATATCATCGTTATAATATTTTTCTCTAAATATAATATTCTTCTTTTTCAATTGTAAAGCGTATTTATTCTTTAATTTTCCATTGTCAAAATATTTTTTGTTTAATGTCATTTCTTCATCTCCAATTTTCACATTATATAGAGTACTATCAGATATAACTCGTCTATTATCAACAGGTTTATTTGTTCTGGGGTCTATAATTACTTTAGGTTTAGGAACATCATATATAACTGTTTTTGTTAATTTAACATCGGGTTTATCAAGTTTAAATGATGCTTTGACAAATGGAATATTTTGTCTTTTAGCGTATTCTTTAAGAAAATAATTATATGCTCCTTGAACTTCTTTTTTACTTAATTTATATTCGTTTAGTTTTTCTATATTTTCTTCAATACTATCTTTATATTTATCATTATCAACTCTTGATTTATAAATTTCTATTTCGTTTAATAATGTCATAATTCTTCTCTTTAAACCATTTAAGGTTATATTTAACATTATATCACTTATATTGTCATTAAGCATAATTGTATGTTTTTTATAATAATAATAAACATTATCATCAACAACAAATCGCCCGTATTCTCCAATCTCATTATTTCTTATAGCTTCCTCCATAGTAGCAGGTCTATACCCTTGAGGAATTTCGCCAAATTTATAATAAGGTGTTAAATCCTTTTTATAATCTTTCTTTTCATCAATAACAACAACGCCTCTTTCTTCTCTCTTCTTCTTTCTTGCTTCGGCTAATCTTCTTCCTAATTCCTTAGCTTCTTCACTTCCCTTAGCGGGTTTTTTACTTGTTTTAATTTCCTTTTTAACTTCTTCTTTAGTAATTGGTTTAACTATTGATTTAACTGTTTTACCAGCTGTTTTAACGGCTCCACCTTGCATCTTTTTCATCATTTCCAATCCTTCAATAAGTTGATATAGCTTATCTTGTAATTCTTCATACTCTTCAATTTTATCCATATCATCTAATTTACCTAAAATGTTTTCTATGCGGTCGTATTCTTTATTTAAAAACTCCAAGTCTTCAACACCATAATTTTCTTCCAAATTAAAGGGTTCTCTCTTTACATCCTTTTTAACCTCTTTTTTAGCTTCGTTTTTGACTTCCTTTTTAGGTTCCTTTTTAACTTCCTTTTTAGCTTCGTTTTTATATTCATCTAATTCCTTATAGGATTTAAAACCCCATAACATAAGCTTATTTACCTTTTTTACTCTCGGCATCTATATGATTATATATATACATTATTTTATATTTTTTTCATTTAAATGGTGAATTCATCATAAGTCATTTTATAGTTTTTTATAATTTCTATAAATTTTCAAAAGTATAAAAATATATGTAAAATAATAAATTTTTTTTTCAACATATGATGAATTCCTTATTTAAACCAAAAAAATAATAAAAACCTATATACTTATACACATAAAAAATATAAATGGTTGATACATCAATGTAAAATGATAAATCAGTAAAATAAAGGGTTAAAATTGGTTAATATACTATGACTTATATTTCACCTATATAATAGTAAGAAAAAATAAAAATCAATATTGATAAAATAGTCAATTCATCATAAGTCATTTTATAGTTTTTTATAATTTCTATAAATTTTCAAAAGTATAAAAATATAGTAAAAATAATAAAAAAAAAATCCAACCTATGATGAATTCCTCATTTAAACTAAAAAATATTCCTATTCCTTATAATCACCAATTATATCGCTTATTTCATAATAATCTAAAAATCCTTTTCTAAACTTCTTATCAATATCAACCTTACCTCCAGCTATAATTAAAGGTCTCATATGTTCGCTTGTTGCGTCCTTGTATATATCTAATACTAATTCCTTAGGTATATCACCAGCCCATTCAGTTAAAATAGCTTTCTTTTCTCTATTAGATGAACCCATATATAACAATACTAAATAGGTGCTATTCTTTCTTACAAATTTATCAGTTGAATAATAAGATTGACTTAAATAACATAAAGAGCATCCAAATTTACGAGCCATCATATAATATTCCCTTGCGTGGTCTTGATTTTTATTTAAAACCAAGTCATCCCATATAACCAAATGATTTTCATCCTTATCAAAATCCTTTAAAACTGGGGTTTTACTCATACCTTCAACAACTTGAATAATTGGATTTAAACTTGCTAACCAGTTATACAATGGTTCATCCTTATTATTGGTTACTATTGTTATATCTTTAAATGTCCCTTTACCAATGCTAAAATTTCTTATTAGATTACATAAAAAATTGGTTTTACCACTACCACTCGGAGCTACAACACACATTCTAAACGGAACATCTATATTGTGAATACTATAATTTGGATTATCATATTTTTTTAAAAACTTCTTTGGAATATAATCATAAAAATTGACATATTCATTCTTTGGTATCTTTTTCCTCAATTCAGGCTTTTCATTAATAATGTCCTCAACTTTTTTATTTTTACTATTCATAAATTATATATATATACATATAATTTATTATTTAATTCATATTTATTTAGTCCTATAAACTTTCTTTCTATGTGAAGAAATGCCAGTACCTTTAAAAATTCCAGTAATTGGTTCTCCACCTTCACTTCCTCCAAAATTGACTTTTGGTTGTTTCCATTCACTTCTCATTTGAACTACATCATTGCTTAAATTGGGGTACATTACCTTTGGATTAAAACCGTTATCACTCATTATATAATATAATTATATAATAATATTCATTTAAATTTGTTTTATAATCTAATATCCAAGTGTTGTCAATTCTTCAACTAATTCAAATGCTTGATTTTTTGGTATATATCCATTCCTCACAAGTTTCATAACTAAAAGCTTAAATTTTTTAACATATTCTCTATTATCATTTCCACTCATTATTTGTCCTTTCATAATTTCAAATTCATTAACCATCTTTTCATATTTATCTTTTGAAGGAGCAGGAATAGTTAATTTATCCTCTAATTCGCTTTTACTAACAATCTTATGTAAATATTCTTTCTCTTCTTCATCTAAACCCTCTAAATCTTTAAATTTAGGAACACCTCCGCCAATAATAGTTTTAATAACACCTTTAAATTTATCACTTATATTTCGTTGAGGCATACCCATAATATTTGTTCTTGTTTTTCTCCTTATAGATAATACATTGTTTTTTAATTTCTCATTGTTAATTTCATTAATACCAAATCCAATAAATCTTGGTTCCTTAATAACAACAGGTTTAGGCATACCACTTCCAAGCGGTCTTCCTCTTCTTTTCACAAGTCCTCTACCAACTCTTAATGGTGTTCCATCAGCAGGATTAATAACTCTTACAGTTTGTATAACTGGTTCATTAGCCATTTGTCTTTGTTGTAATAATTCTTGTCTTCTATGTATATCTTGAACTTGAAAATCCAACGCGTTTAAATTAGGATTAGCAACATTTCTTAAAAATTCTAAATATCCTTCATTTGTATCATCCAATGTATATAAACTATCAATTTCTTTTAATATAGTTAATGTGTGATTATAATTTCTTTGTTCTAAACTTCTTCCAACTCTACTTAATAAATTATCAATAGTTGCGTATGCAGGAAGAGCATAAAATACTTCTAAAACTCTTGATAATAATTCACTATTTAAAATAAAATCCGCTTTATCACCTATTATATTACGGTTAGGAATTCCTGCATTAAATTCTCCAAATTCAGGGACATTTTTCATTAGTCTTTGTAATGTGTTGTTGTCAGGAATTGCTTTATAAATCTTTGACATTTTATCTATAATGTTATTCATCATATTTACATTTTGTTGTAAAATAGTTAAATTAGCAATTGGATTGTTTGGAAGGTCTAAATTACCCTCTTGGTCTCTTAATATGTTAGAATATGTTGATAATTTACGGAGTAATTCATTTAAGTTTCTTTTGATATTATCACCATCAACAGCACCACTTTTACTTTGATTAACACTTGATTTAATATAATCACCTACACTTTTAAAAGATGCTTTAGTTTCAGCATACATATTTTCAATAAATTTCACAAGTAAAACAACATCATTAGTATCACCTCTTATACCTATCTCATATCTTCGTTTAATAGATTTAGAAATTTCACTACCATTTTGCGCAGTATATTGGATTAATTTATTATCCAAGTTTAAAGGACTTTTACTTATTCCATCAATAACCTTTGATATAAAGTCAGGACTTCCTAATTCATTCATATCACCAGCTATTTTTTTCTTCAAAAACAATATATCATTTAATTTATCATTTGCGCTTCTTGTATCAGCTATTTGTGATGAAGCTGGAAGAATTCCAGATTTATAAAATTCATTATTAATTCTATAATTCTTTTCTTCATTTTCAATAGTTTTTCTTAAATTTTCTTTGTATTCATTTCTAATTCTATTTTGTTCTCCTTGATTTTTAGCTAATCCTTCGCTACTCATATATATTATAATAGTATTAATATATTATAATATTTAAATTAAAAAATTAATTATTGTATATAGGTTTATTTGAATAATCGTTGTCTTCATTGAATAATTTATCGCTACATACTTCGTTGAATTCATTATTAATATCTTCTTCACTTACATCATTATAGCTATGCATAATATTTTGTAATTTCTTTTTCTCAGCTGGTTTAAGCTTGTATGTATTAAAAAGTATAGGTTTATCCATTTTATTCAATGATAATAATATAACCTTACGGGTCATTTCAATAATTTTTGGTTTAGTTTTAATGGCATATTTTTTATTTAAATATTCCATTCTTCTTAACTGTGTTTCAGTATTCATTAAACCATCCTCATTCAAGTCGCTTTTACTATATTCAAAGCCGTCAAAATCTTTAAAATCAGCTTTTAATGTTTTTTCAATTTCTCTTATTTCAATGTCCATAATATAATATATAGTATATATATTATTTTAAATATTATTATTTTTTAATTACTTTCACTACCATCTTTAATTGTTAATAAAATAGTCATTTCTTTATCTCTAATATTTACTGGTTTATTACTTACACCTAAAAATTTAACAACCAATTCATTATATGTTCCATCAATCAATCTATTCCACACAAAATTTGGTGGTTTTTCTATAATTTTTTGTCCTATATCAACAGACGGAGATATGGAATAAGCAATTGTTGATGGTTGAGTATAATGATTACTAATACCACTAATTGACATTAACAAAGATGAATTAGGTTGTACATTTGGTGATGTATTAGATAAATAGGATAATGTTCCAAAGCCGTTTTTACTCTCACTATATGTTGAAGATGCAGGAGGAGTGTAAGCATTATCAACATTATTATTTGAAGAGAAATCAACACCATTAGAAGGTGTATATCCAACAATATCATTAAATAAAGAAGGAAAAGAAACAACGGGATTAAACGAAGTTGTTGGAAATCCAGCAAAATTAGATGGTTCAGTGTATCCAACAGGTAAAGAAGTTGGAACATTATATGTATTAAGTTGAACGGCATAACGACTTACATTAACCTCCATATCAAAATAATAAACATAATTACTAGTTTCATTAATTAAATAATGACCGTTTTGAACCATTACAAATTGGAAATAATCATTTAATGTTGCTATTTCATATAAACCATCTGGAATTGTAATTGTATGAGTTGTGGTTGTTGTTCCACTAGTCCAAGTATATGACAATATATTGTTGTTATATGAGCTTAAAATATTATACCAAGAGTAATACATAGTAACAGATGACACAGCAATGTAATTATTTTTAAATTGAATAGATGTTGGAAATCTATAACGCATGGTTGAGTTTGTTCCATCTTCTATGATATTGGATTGATTAAGAACTATTATAAACATAATGTATATATATAT